TCTGGCTGATCTCAGCTTCCTTTAACTTATCATCTAAGTCAACCTCTTTTATGAAATCGAACTGCCAGTTCTTGTTCCAACCCTCTCGGTAGGGTAGGATGTTCCTATTGATCTGGATCTCGATATACCTCATTATTGGGTAGAGTAACTTAGACTTGGTGATATTACGGCTTATATACGCAGTTGCACGGTTCTCACCACTCTGACCGAACTCCTGTGGTTGGAAACCCCACATAGACCAGACTAGTTGAGAGACGAACTTCTGCCCCTCTAACCACTCCATGTCGTGAAGGGTATGAGCTAAAGTACTTACCTCTTCATCCCTGACTAAGTGAAGTACACTACCAAACCTGTTTGGTCCTTGGTTATTCTGCTTAACGTCTGCGAGTCTCTGGTTGAGTGCTTTAACATCGTGTACCTGTGGGTGCTTCCAGACTAAACTAGGTACCACACCATTCTGGAAGGTCTTACCCGCAGCTCTAGTGGAATCTATTAAATACTGGATCTGCCACTTGACATCTTTAAGGAAGTCATGACCATAGACAGTATCAGACCGCTTATACATTGAAAAATAGCATATCTCGTCTGGTTGGAAAGCGATATAGACCCCCGGTCTAGACCTCTGCCAGTATCTTTTGGTGTACCCGTGAGACCAGATACCAGCGATTGGTTGATTGGGACCAGCAGAAGCGTTCATAGGTAGACGGTCTATCTCCTTCCAGAACTCGGTACCTAAGTAGGACTTAAGTTCAGAGACATACCCATTCTTCTTAAACGACTTAACCCAGGTTCCAGCATCGTACCGTAGTAAGTCTGGTAGCATTGCTTTGACTAAATCACCGAAGGTATCCTCAGGATTGGGGTACTCTAACCACTCGACCTCTTCCTCAATTGATTTTCCAGTAGTCTTATCAGTAATTGTCCATGAAAGAGTAGAAACGTAATCACAGAAGGACTTCTCCATTAACGCCCAGTAAGCATTGGACGCCAGTAAATCATTATCCGCTTTATTGAAGTCAGTCCTGGGCATACCAATGATATTGTATAGGTTAGAGACTGAACTAATAGCACGCCTTAAGGAGTCTGTATCGGTTACATCCCTCTCGTTCTTGATCTCGATGTCATCGTAACCTATTAGGTTCTGCGGTAAGAGACTAGCTTTAAGGAAGATCTGTGCTACTTGGTCTGCGGGGAGTCTGTCTAGGACAGAGTATAAGTCCATCTTTTTAGGTCTAAGTTTATCGAATCCCAAGTTAACACCTAGTTGAGAAGTAGTTAACTACCGAACTATATAAACCCAATCGCATATTTCGGTTAGGTGTGGTAGGTTGTATATAAAGGAAAGGGTATGATTTTTCTATAATATGTGCTCTTTATACAGGTCTTCTCCTTGAAGCGTGAACTTGCTCACGTACTTGTTAATGTCATTGCCATCTATCTCTAGCAGTACATAACCTAGTTCTGGTACGAATCCGGTACCTAATTTATATGCGAACTCGTCAAGTCCCTTCCAACATGGTGTTATGATACCTAACCTGTCTTTGAACTCTACTGATGCGTAGTAGTGCCTATGCGCGCGCGTAATTACATCGAACTTGTTCCATTCTGGTTCATTCAACATAGCTAGCATGATCTCGGTACTAAGACCTGATACCCGCCTATTTGGATACGAACTACCTCCTACTTTGTGGATAGCGTGAATCCTCTTGTTGCCCACCTTAATGATCTGGTAGTCTCCAAACTCACCACCCAATAACCTCATTACTACTTCGTCACCAGACGGGTTCTGGTTCGTATGGTAAGGACTTCCATTTGTACCGTAATGTTTCCTCGTATTAAAATAAGAGAGCATCTCTGCGGCGATATGGGCTTGCTTCATGATGTCTGTGGTGATACATCCCATGCCGTTAGACTTACGATTGTAACCCTCTATGATGTCTCCATTGGATAGTACTGCGTCTACATGACCAACATCATCAATCATCTGCCAGAACTTCTTATTAATGAACCGTTGTACCTTGGTAGGTTTATAGTCTATACCTTCAACCTCTACATCAAAAGGACCAACAGTCGACCCAAAATGGTAATCCCCTGATAGGACTATACGCCGACTCATAACCTCTATTGGTTATCTTATATATAAAAGGGTTCTCAATGATTAGTTGCTAAATAATTGATAACTATGAGTATTACTGATATAGCTGCACCAGATATAGCTCCATACATACCGTTCTTTACTCTTGCTTCTGTATTAGTGGTAGTCTTAAACTCTATGAACGCGATACGCATATCCTCCATATCACGCCTCAACGAGTTGATATTGGTATCGAACTTCTCGTTGGTGTCCCTTAGTTCAAGGTTAAGCCGCTTAAGTTCTTCTAACACATGCATACTCCATACAGCCCAACTACCGCTGTCCATGTCTGGTACGGACAATTAGGCAACCTCCATTGAACAATTACCATAAGCGGCACAGAGACTCTTAAGGTCATCTACCGTATAGAATAATACTAAAGCCCGACCGTTACAGATACTATGGAGGTGTACATTAATTATTACATTAATAGTTGTTCCATCTTTACGCCTCATTTCAGTTAGTGCAATTCCTCCGTTGGGATAACATATAGCACCAACCCTCTCATACTCTTCGCGGCTTGAATAGAACGCTACAGAGTTCTTACCTATCACCTCAGACAGGGTATCATACCCCAAATCACAGAGGATCTTCTTATTGCACCAAGTTATTATTCTAGAAGAGATGATTGCGATTCCTATAGGTAATATATCTATTGCGTCACGATATAAGTTGGAGGGTCCATTCTTAGTCACTAGAAGAGTGGTTAGTTCTTCTAGGGTCTCTAGGTTGCTTTTATATCTCTCCGACCTATACATGTAATTTGGTAAGGGTTATCTTTATATATGTCTTACGCAACATCGTTATATCTAGTCCTATCAGATCTTCCAAATTGGTTCTTCCATGACTCTTTATGGGTCTTTATTCTTATACCCATCTTTTTCAATCTTCCGGCTATTGCCGTATGAGTGGTATCAAAAAGGAAAGCAATCTCCCTCGCGGTTAGTCCTGCTTCATACATTTGTTTGATCGCCTCGTTATCAAGATCGGGTCTATAATTTGTTTTAAAAGTATACCCCATCTGCTTAAGCCTATACCTTATACCGGCGGAAGTATAATCTAACAGTTTGGCAATTTCTGGGGCAGTTTTACCAAGATCGAATAACTCTTTTATCACTTTATCTTCCACCTTCTTTTTTGGGGTTTGAGTCCTCCAACCCTGACCCATTTCACCAGCGCAGATATGTTCTCTCTTATGGCAGGCATCACACAAAACAACCAAATTGTCCTTAAGACAATTAGATCTATCCCTGTCTTTGTGGTGGATAGAGATGCGGTTAGTCGACCCGCAATTGGAACAGATTCTTTCTAATGCATATTTCTCATATGCGAGTTTTTGGTAGGTTCTTGGCGATCTTCCTCCCTTCCAAGAAGAAGACCTTTCACCACCATTCTTATACGCGATATTGTCGCGCGCCTCTTGGGTCATCTGTGCTTTAGTTAATATTCTCTTATATTCTGTATTACATTCTGGGCTACACGTTTTGTTCTTCCGCAATGCGTTAGTAAACTCCTTTCCACAATATACGCACACTAGATGGTACATAATATTATGTCGCGCTCTATCTTAATTAATCTTTCCCTCGTCTACCCCGTCATAACGCACCCTGTCCACAAATTCGGCACGTTTGCCCTGCGACCATGAACTTACGTTTGCTAGGTATCCAGTCACTCTGGAAACAACGAAACAGTCATGACTTCCACACTTGCAGGTGAACTCCCCACATTCAGGACAGATCTGGGTACCACCTTGGATCTCATCTAAGCAGGTACAGGCTTTATCTATGGTACACATCTTAATCAGGATGTTGCCGCACTCAGGACATATTAACTTATCTTCTTTTAAAACAGTATCCTCTTCTTTGAGGATAATTAGGCAATCTAAGCACTTAAAGGGCATATTAATAGGTTGGTTTTATGGGGAAGATAAACCTAATCCCCGTAATCATAATCGCTTACATCTCGTATATCGTCCCAGTCCTCTGACATCACGTTTTCGTCCAGATCATCGTTTTCTACCATGCCAATCATTCCGTACCCCCCGGCGTTCAATCCATACGCGCACAACGCGACTGAGATGACAATGTCATCATGGAATCCCGATGGAGCTCCGTATTGTACTGCGCCACTAGGTGCGGTCTTATAGGTATACGCCTCGAACTCCTCAACTAACTGGGGGTCGTCCGGTAAGTGTATCCTCTGTTGCTCTATCATTATC